TCGGCTTGAACACTATCAAGCAGATGGTTGACAGTGGTTTTGGTATCTCACCAAAAGACGAAAGTGATGACGCTAGGGCAAAACGTGCGTCTATCCAAGGCATCCATATGATTAATGGTATGACAATCTCCTGCACCTTGGGCATTGAAAAAGGTCGTGATGGTTATCCTGATCGTAATAAGATCAAGACAGTCTTGACACCAGACTCTCCGAATTATATTCAGAGTACAGGACAGGCTGCACCTATCGCGCAAGCGCAAGTTGCTCAATCGCCAGTGACTCAATCTCCTGCACCGCAACCAAGCACAGCAACAGCGGGGGTAAAGCCATCATGGGCATGATAGGGTCATTGTGGGCATATATTAGCGGCAAACCTTTAGAGGTCGCTAAATCCAGTACGGGGGGCGCTGGAGCCGTAAAGCCCCCCACTCTTGACACTAAGTTTGAGGATGGCATTCCGCCATATACAACTCATTCTGTTGATGACGTTCCTAAACTCGCACAGAAAACACTCAAGATGATTTCGCGCAAAAAGGGAGCGACAATTGACGAAGTACATGCTGTTGTTGGCAAGAAAAGATCATCTGTATACAATCATATCTACCTGATTAAAAAGGCTGGCTATGAGATTGTGAAGACCTACGATAAAAAGTCAGGTACTCACAGGTATAGACTAGGCTAGTCTGATGATCTTGCGTGAGTATCAGGAAGTCGCTGTGAATGACGCTTCTGATGCACTAGACAAGCACGGTAACACTTTAGTCGTTGCACCAACTGGGGCTGGAAAGACAATCATGCTTTCCGCCTTGGTTGGCAAACGTCATAAAAGTTCACAAAATGTGCTTGTGCTACAGCATCGTGACGAACTCGTTTCACAGAACTCAACAAAATTTCACCTTGTAAACCCATCTTTGAAGACCAGTGAAGTAAACGCTGCACAAAAGGATTGGTCAGGTGACGCTGTATTTGCAATGGTGCAAACGCTTTGCCGCGAGAAAAACTTGGACAATATGCCTAAAGTTGATCTGATCGTGGTTGACGAAGCGCATCATACTGTTGCGGATACATATCAACGCATCATTAACGCCGCAAAGAAGGCCAATGAGGGGGTTCAGATCGTTGGCTTTACCGCTACCCCCAACAGAGGCGATAAGAAGGGCTTACGGGACGTATTTACGAACTGTAGCCACCAGATAGAAATTTCCACGTTAATTCGTGAAGGGTTCCTCGTACCGCCAAAGACATTTGTAATTGATGTTGGGGTACAAGAAGAACTGCGTCAGGTACGCAAAACCGCATCTGACTTTGATATGACAGATGTTGAAAGGATCATGAACCGCCGCGCAATCAATGAGCGTGTTGTTGAGGAATGGACAGAAAAAGCCAGTGATCGTAAGACTATTGTATTTTGCTCTACCATAATTCACGCAGAAAATGTCTGTGAAGAGTTTGTTAAACAGGGTGTTGTTGCTCGTGTTGTTACAGGCGATACACCAAAGATTATTCGCAAAGAGATTTTGGATGACTTGGCAACAGGTAACGTGCAGGTTGTGGTTAATGTCGCTGTGTTAACAGAGGGCTTTGACTCTCCACCTGTCTCCTGCATCGTGTTAACCAGACCTTGCAGTTATAAAGCCACAATGGTGCAGATGATTGGTCGTGGGTTACGCACTGTAAATCAGGATGAATTTCCAGGCATAGTTAAATCAAATTGCATTGTTATGGACTTTGGTACGTCTGTGTTGACACACGGCTCACTCGATGATGCTGTGGATCTTGATGGCGCTGGCGAAAGAGAACCCGGAGAAGCGCCAGTAAAAGATTGCCCTGAGTGTGGTCAAGAGGTTCCGCTTGGTGTTCGTGAGTGCCCATTTTGCGGTCATACATTTGAGTCTAATGGGGAGCCTCTTGAAAACTTTGAGATGACCGAAGTAGATCTTATGGAACGATCCCCATTCCGTTGGATAGATTTGTTCGGGAGTGGAGCCTGTATGGCTGCGTCTGGGTTTAACTGTTTTGCCTTAATTGCTGACGTAGATGGGCTTTGTATTGCCATTGTGAAGAAGAAAGATGGCAAGACCAGAGCGATCTCTATTGGAACTAAAAGACACGTTATGGCATCTGCTGATGACTTTATGAGACAGAATGAGACAGGTGATAGCGCGAAAAAAACCAAGCGTTGGCTGAATGATGCGGTTAGCATTAAGCAGCGGGAATTGTTAGCAAAAAACGGTGTTAATGTAAGTCCTATTGATTTTTCATGGACTAAATACAGAGCCGCTTGTATGCTGAATTATATTTGGAATAAGCGTTTTATTGATCATCTTGTTAATGACATAATTGCAGAAGAGAGAAGCGCATGAACCGGGGTGAGGTTAAGCTAACAGTATTGTTTGAAGACGATGTTTCTCTTGAGGCAAGCTATTTTGTGTTGTTTAAAAACGTAGATGACAGAGATGAATTTCAAGAAGCCATTACAAATCTTCTATATGGGCTAATCGAACATAAAGAAGAAAGTTTTGAAGGGGCAGTTGCGGAAGTGGAAATACAGGGTTCTGATGAAACCTATGTGTGTACTTATGGTCCGCTATCACAGGAGGTTATAGAATGGATAAGGGAAGGGGAATACGAGACTCTTCACTAAAACAAGCAGGAGAATTGTTCGGGATTATTGGTTGGGAAAAAAGATTTTGTGATTTAAACGAAGAAGAAGTTATCGCAATAACATTAATATTAAAGAGAATATCAGAAGGGCTTGATGATGAATACTCTAGCACAGACCTTACAGAAATTTACTTCAGATATGGAGGCGGCAGAATCGGCCTCACTGAACAAGACATCCCTTTCTGACGCACAGAGCATTATCAAAGAGCTTGATCGGGCGATTGTAGAAAAGGAACGCAAACAGCCAAGGCGCAGATACCTTGGAGCTTCTTCTCTTGGCGATCCCTGCTCACGCAAGCTCCAGTATCGCTACATGAACCAACAGGTTGATGAGGGCAAAGGGTTTCCTGCAAAGACATTACGCATATTTGGACTCGGGCATACCATCGAAGACATGATGATTATGTACTTCAGGGACGCTGGCTTTGACCTGCGGACAGAGAAGAAAGGCGAACAATTCGGGTTTGAGACTGCTGGCGGGGAGGTCAGAGGTCATATTGATGGGGTCATATGTGGTGGCCCGTTGCACATGGCATACCCTATGTTGTGGGAGTGTAAGTCTGCCAACGAGAAGAAGTTCAATGAATTTGTTCGTAAAGGTGTGGCGGAAGCCAACCCAGTGTACGCAGCACAGATTGCAATCTATCAAGCCTACATGGATCTAGCTGAAAACCCTTGTGTATTTACAGTGTTAAACAAAAACACAAGCGAGATATACATTGAGATGGTTCCGTTTAATGGTGAGCTTGCACAAGCTACCAGTGATAAAGCAGTACAAATCCTAAAAGCTACAGAAGCTAACGATATGCTGCCGCGTGTTGCACAGAATGATGATTATTTTGTTTGTAAGTGGTGCGAGTTCCGCAATACTTGCTGGTCTAAAAAAGAAGGGGCGGTATGAGCCGCCCCTAGTTGAAAACAATGCTTAACAAGGATCAATATAATGAGTGTGGTAAGGTTTGGCAATACTACATCTGGTAGTAATGACATAGTTGAGGAGATTTCTCGCAGAGTCCCCAAAGGCGAACAAATTCGGATTTTGCAGGATACGTTCCCTGCTGGGCGTGTTCACGGCAAAACATTTTACATCGGGTCACTGCTTGGTGATCCGGGGCAATCGTTAAAAATTAACATTGATCCTGCCTCGCAGCACTTCATGCAGGGTCAGGATTTCAACGGTGGTGTTGGTATCGGGGGCATCGTCAAGATACTGATAGAAGCTCGTGGTATGAAGCTCCCAGAAATAAAGGAGATGTTTGCCAGTTACCTCGACAGCACTGGGCCGCAAATTGTTCGGGATAATGCGCCGATAGAAAATCCTATCAGGCCGCAGTACAATTCAAACAGTCCGTATGACGCTGAGTATGTATATACCAATGCTGATGGCGAGGTGCTGGTTTCTGTTAGGCGTTATAACGTCAAGGACATTGCTGGCAACCCTATGCTCAACACAAAGGGCAAGCCAAAGAAAGAGTTCAGACCGTTTGTTGAAGGCTCACCATACTCCAAGTTTCCAGACATACGCCCGTTATATAACATTCCAAATGTATTGGCATCTGATCGTGTTATATGGGTTGAGGGCGAAAAGTGTGCTGATGCTTTAAATGACGTTGGATATACTGCAACCTGTACGATTGGCGGGGCTGGTGCGCTAACAAAGAAAACTGCTCATCAGTTTGACTTTTCTCCGTTACAGAACAAAGAGCTTATCTTATGGCCTGATAATGATCCTGCTGGCAAAAAGCTGGCTGATCTCATACAGGACTTTGCTTTAGCTGCTGGCGCTAAGTCGGTCACAATGCTTACGCCGCCAATGGGCAAACCCGAAGGGTGGGATGCTTCAGATGCTTTGTCTGAGGGCTACAACATTGAAAACTTTGTTAACACCAAAGCCAAAATAACCAAGACAAACATTAATCTTCTTGACGAGTCGTTCCTTGTCAGTCGGTTTGCCGGGGCTGCACCCGAACAAAAGTTCTTGATTGATGGCACGTTTCCGCTCGGAGTTCCTATTCTGTTTGCCGCTGCTGGTGATGCTGGTAAAGGCATGATGACACTGGACATGGGCATGAAGATAGCGTCAGGCAAACCAATGACAAACACTTTTGGTGGTCTGGTTAAAGAGTTCGGGAACGTGGTGATATTTACTGCTGAAGATGACGAAGCTGAGATGCACAGGCGGGTTGAGCGTCTTGATCCGTTTGAAGAACGGCATGGCTACAACCATGATCTGAAGATTGTATCGCTTCCTAATGTCGGCGGTGTGTTTGCAATCATGAACGAGTCCAACGGCGAGTTCGGGACAACAGCAGAGTTTGAGAAGATATACGAACAAATCTTGCAGATGAGTAACCTAAAGCTGATTGTGTTCGATCCGCTGGCATCTTTTGTCCATGCAGATGTAAATGCTGATCCTGCTGCGGGGGCTGCTTTGACAGGTCTGCTGGCTAGGATGGCAACAGAAACAGGTGCATCTGTACTGGTTTGTCACCATATGACGAAGATCAAGGACAATGCTGTGATCAAAACACCCGAAGAAGCTCGTAACCTTATTAGGGGTACGACTGCTCTT